GACCTTCCCGCCGCACTGATCCCACAGGCTGGCGGCGGCCTCCAGGTTGGTGCGGAACTGGTGTAGGTTGTAGGGCAGCGAGATCATCTGCGTCGATTTTTCCAGCTTCTTCACCTGATCCATATTTGGAATCCGCACGGTATGCTTCACCTCGCCCATGCAGGTCCGCATCTGCACGTCGGCGTCCTCGGCGTGCAGCTCGACCCCCAGCACGTCCGAGGTCTGGATCTGGGTCAGGACGAAACCGGCTTCCGCCGCCGACAGGGGCGGTGCGCCATTCAGCTTGATGACCTCGTACAGCCGCGCGTCGGCCTCGGCGGAATCAACCTCGTTGAGGCTCGATCCCCGGCCCAGTTCACGCCGCGTGATCCGCCGGCGCTTGCGGTGCTGGCTCCATTCCTCGTCGCTCGGCCAGCGAACGGTGATGTCGGTCTTCCCGGTGCTGGTGCGGACTGGCATTGTAATCGTGGTCGTAATGTCGAACATAATCAAAGTCCAAAAATAGTGTCTTTTGTGGTGGTGGCGGACATCGTGATGATCGGCGTCACTCCGTCGGTCGGCACCAGCGCCGTCACCCCGCACTGCACCGTGACGATGTTGTTATCGTCGCCATTCACCACCGAGAGCATGCGCGTGCGCGGCATGGTGATCGTGAAGCCGTGGTAGGTCGTCCCGGCGATCAGCGGGCCTTGCACGCTGAAGGTGGCCGGTCCTTCGGTGCCGCTCAGGAGGTTGTTGAACTCGGTGCTGCCCTTCTGCGCGCGGGCCACGAAGTTGAGCGTCATCTCGCGGATGCCGTATTCCATGCGGCCGCGCACGGCATAGCCGTTTTGCGTGCCCGAACCGGGATAGAGGCCGGTGTCCAGGCGCACGTTGTTGTTAAACCGGAATTCGAGCGAGATGAACGACTGCGACAACACGTAGTCGATGCCGTTGATATTGATGGTGGCGCCCGCCGCATTCAGGAAATGCTCCAACTGCACCGCGGGCAGCGGCGACAGGCCGGGAGCCTGCACGCGCCCGGTGGCAGGGCAGGTCACCGCCACCCGGCAATTCGCGCGCCCCGGCCCGCTCGACATGGTGAGGGTCCACTCGCCCACCACGGCTCCAATGATGGCGCGGTCGATCACCGAATTAGGTGAGGGCCGGATCTGCTCGTCGTAGGTGAAAGCGGGCAGGTTGATGCAATTGACCGTCGGATCGTTGGGCACCGCCGCGTAGGTGAAGCCCGTTCCCGCCGCCGTCTTGGTGGCTTTGCCGGTCGTGAAACAGAACAGCCACGCCATGAACTCGCTGGAGACGTATTTCTCGATCGCCACGCTGGCGTCCTGGTAGGACGGAAACATCTGCGTGGGAAACTCGTTCCCTTTGCCGATATCAAGCGCATTGGTTTCATTGACCGGATTGACCGTGGCCATCGCCGGGTTGATCCGGCTCATCGTCCATATCTGGGGCAGCGTGTTGATGGTCGCCACATCGGTCTGCGGCTGGAAGCCGAAAGCGGTGACCGTCTCCTGAATGTTCGCCGGGCAGGAAGTCGAGGCCAGCGGGTTCACGTCTCCCGGCGGCGGCGGCGTGGGCGCTGGTGTCGGTTGTTGGGTTTTCGGCGGTGCTGCAATCATAGCTTTCGTTTAACCTCCTGGTTTAAGGGTTAGGGTAGTCTCCCGTTTCGAGGGTTGAGGTGAGGATGACGCCGAAATCCACGCCTTCCGAGTCCGTCGCGCGGCTGATATCGGTGACCTTGGTGGGCAACAGGCCCGCCATGATGGGGCAGTATCGCCAGATCATTCCGTCGCCGGGATTCGGCACGCCCTCCATGATTTCGTCGATCAGCGTCAGATCGGAATGACCGGGCAGCGCGCGCACGCAAATTTCCAAGCGGTGATCCCACTTGCTCATCTCGCCCTCGCTCAGCGCGGTGCCGCGCCAGATGACGAGAACCTGCCCTGGCTGCATCTGGTAAATCGCCTTGTCGACCGAATTGCTGGTCGGATTCATGTCGATATAGCCGACGATCGGGTTTACCGGCGCGAGATCCGCGACCAGCGCCGGGATGTTCGAGAGCGTTTGCGTCATCGCATTTACCAGATCGTCGAGATGCACCATAAAGAGATCACGGCACGTTGAGCGCGGTCGGCCGGCGCGTCGTGTTGCCCAGCGGAATCCACGCCTGATTGACCCATTTGCCGAACTGGATCTGGGTTTCGTCGAACACCGTCTGCGCGTCGCTCACGGCGAAGCCGATCATCTGGTCGTAGCCGTTGGCGCGCAGCGCCTTGGCGCGCTCCAGCCGCGTCGTATTCTCGGCGCGGATCACGCCGTTTGCGGCTTTGCGCAGGGTGAAGTTTTTGATCGTCGCGCCGGTCATGCTCATGTCGCGATAGGCGCGCTTATGCAGGGTCTGCTGCTTGATGATGGCGTACCGCACGGAGAGCGGCTTGGCGACCTGCCCGGCGGCGTTGACGTGCTTGCCCCACCGCGCCTTTTGCTCGGCCACCATCTTTTCGCCGATCGCCTTCAGTTGCGGATCGATCAGGTTCGGTCCGCGAATCCGGCCCGTCTGGACGACGGTGATCTTCACGCCGGTCGGCGTTGCCGTGTACACCGTCGAGGCCCTGGGGGCAGCGGGCATCAGAGCACCCCCGCCTCTTGCAGCACCACGATGCTGAAGCCGACTGCCAGCGCGTTGATGCGGACGACCTGATACTGATTGCCGTTGTTCTGCACCATGTCGCCCAGCGCCGGTAGCGCGGGAAGATCGGAGTTCTGCAGGTCGATGTGGCTGTAGCGCCCCGGCGCCACGTCCTCGTCGCTGGCCCCGTCCTTCCAAAGCACCGGGATGGCCACCGCCTGCGCGCTATCGCCCTGCGGTAGGTAGGTCACCTCGATGCCGAAGGTGGCAATCTGCGCGGGCCAGAACATCCCCGGCAGGAAGGAGTCGATGAACGGGTTCGTCGCCATAAGCGTTTCCTCGCTGCGCCTGCGCCCCCAAACCCCAGTGATTCAGAGGCGCGCGGCGCGTTCCGCTGGCACGCGGATCGTTACAGCACCTTCGCCATGAATGAAGCGTTGGGCCGGAAGGGAACCATGATCGGCGCGCTTTGCAGCATCACGTAGCGCACGCTCGGGTCGTACTGAATCCACGACTTCACGTAATACGGAACCGGCTGCAAGCCGATTTCCTCGTCGCGGATCGCGCCGTAAGCCTGCACGCCTTCGAGCGCAGGAGAGCACATGATGCACGTACCTGGCGGCAGGATGGGTTTCTCCACGCCGTCGGCGGGATCGACGTACCAGCCGGAATACACCCAGATGTTGAAGCCCTCGATCTGGCCCATCTGCACGCCGCCCTCGGTCACTTGCGCCATCGGCATCACGCCGGGGAGGTCGGTGTTGCGGCGAAACACGTTCAGCACATTCACGATGCCCGCGTCGGCGCGGAAGATCTTCCACACGTCCACTGACATGATCACATCGTTGGGAAAGACGCCGGTATCCTCCAGCACTACCTGCGCCCAGTCCTGCAAGTTGTTCAGGATCGGCGGGGTGGCCGCGCTCCAAAGCGGGCTGGCGACGATCGTATGGGTCGCGCTCCGCTGAAAATCCACCACCTGAGTGGGATACTTGTCGCCGGTGATAGTGCTCTTGCCGGTCACCAGCACCTCGCCGCACATCACCTCCAGGCGGCGGCGCAGCATGCTGAGTTGGTCCTGCATGTCGAACGCGATCAGCGCCCGCACGCGATCGGCCGGCATCATGGTTCCGCCGATCTGCTCACCGGGATAGCGTTTCAGGGGCCGGTTCATATCGAACACCCGTTTGTCCTTGATGTAGGCCGGGGTGAACGTGTTGGTGACGAATCCCTGCGAGGCGACCACCTGCCCCTCGACCAGCGGCGAGACGAAAGGCGCGATGCGCCGCTTGCCTTGGATCACGTCAAAGTGAATCTGTTCGCTTGCCTCGGCCTGGGTGATGCCGAAAAAGCGATCCAGAAGGAACTGCGGGTTGCCCAGTAAACTCTGGAGCACGGCAGTCAGAACATCCGTACTAAAGACATCAGCCATCGGGCTTGCCTCCCTTTGCAACTGGGTATTCCAAGGTCATGCGACCCGCCGCCTGTGCCAGAGACGGCGGGCCGCGCTTTCGGTGCGTCCTTTAGCCCTTTGGCGGCGTTGCGCCGCCGGGATACGTCGGTGCCGCTGGCGGGGGTGTCTGCGCCTGCGTCTGCTTCAGGGCGTCGGTCGTCTTCTGCACGAATTGCGCCCGTTCCTCCTGCTGCTGCTGCTGCAGGTCGGACGTTTCCTTAGCCTGCTTGGCTTCGAGGTCGGCCAGCGCCTTCTGCTGCTTGGCGGCGAGGTCGCTGGCATCCTGGGCGGCTTTCTGGCGGGCTTGGTCCTCGGGCGTGAGCGTGGGTTCGCCGAACGCCGCGATCGCCCAAGCCGGTTCCTGGCCTCGGGGCTGCGGTGGCTCCGGCGGAGGTGTCCACGCGGCGATTGCGGCTTTGATGGCCGCGACCTCTTCCTTGCTGGCCTGCGCCGCGTCTTTGGGCGAAAGCGCCTGCGGCAACGGCCCGCCGGTAGCGGGCAATTTCATCGCAGGCACCAGGATGCCCGACCGCTGTTCGACGGTCAGGACGTAGATGCCGAACTGGCGCAGTTGCGCCACGTCGAGCGCAGCGCCCTGCGAGGTGAACGTCATCGCCGTATCCAGGAACTTGCCCTGCGAATAGACCACGCCGGTTACCTGCCCGCCGGTCGTGTCGATATCCTGCGCCAGGATAAACCGGGCTTGCGCGCCGGTCACTACGGTCGTCAACAGGGTGGCTTGAGTGACGGGAGTGCCGGGCGCGGGTCCGCAGAGCACGGTGCCGCGCACAAGAACGCCGAGTGCGCCCGCGATGTTCGCGCTTTGCGCGATCGTCTCGTCGGCGTACAACGGGTCGAAGGTGTAGGTGTTGGAAAAGAAACTCGCTTTCGAGATGGGGAAAGTGGGAGGTGTCGCCATAGTTCGTCTCCTTTACTGAACGTGCAGCCTCTTGCGTTCCTTGGGCACGAAGGCCAGGATGCGCTGTACCTCGGTTGCCGGGGTGTCGTCGGCTTCGCGCTGGTCGCCGCTGACGCCGACGGTCGGATTGGCGATCGTGCTCATCCTCGCTTCGAGCGGGTTCGCCTTGGGCGCGGTCGGAGCGGCCGAGAGCAGCTTCTGCGCGACCTCGACCGGGTGTCTGGTTTCGAGTGCCAGCGTCTGGGCCAGCAGTTCGCGGCCTTTCGCTTCCTCGCAGTTCAAAATTGCAGCGATCCGCTGCCGTTCTTCGCTTAGCTTGATCAAGTCGGCCTCTCCTTCTGGAATGGAGCTATCATCCGGTTCCTGCTCCGTTCCCTCGCTTTCGTCTTCGTCTTCCTCGCCGCAGTCGCAGGTTTCCTGCCCGGGAGGGCAGGTGCAATCGGCTTCGTCGTTCAGGTTCTGGCTCTCGGTGTCCTCCTCCAGTTCCTCCTCGTCGAAGTCATCGGCGGCGCCA